GATACTTTTTTTTGTGATTAAAGCATCACGTTGACAGATTATCACAATGTCGATGGCAAGCTTTAAATCTGCTTCAAAACGCATTAGTGGGACAGAAAATGTGACTAGAATCTCTGCGAACACAGCAATAAATTCCATCGTCAAGAAAGGAGAACTGAATGTGATCTCTCTAAAGGACGGAAATACTGCTGACTTAGAAGGAATAAATGATGTGCTGTTAGACTATAGGAGAATACTTAAGAATGAAATAAAGACTGCTGTGTCTCCTATCACAATGAAGCTCAAGAAAGATGAGCATAAGAAGAAGTTAAAACTAGGGACACTAAAATCAATAACTGATAAGCTGAGGAAGCTTGGAGGTGAGAGTAGTCAACCGTTCATACAATTCTATAAAGTACAATGCATGTATATCCCTTTGTTCTCAAGGGTGGATGGTGACAATGGAGAAATCACAGTCAGCTTAATTGATGATGGCAAGGAAGCAGCTGGTCAAGATCCAATAATTCAAAGTATAACTTTTGATGCAAGCCAAATGGCAATGGTGGAGCTGAGTATGAATTTTTTTGTTGAAAAGAAAGACATGGATTTCATTGGAATCCATGTGAGTGCTGAGAATGTCCCTGTGCAAGACAGAGCTTATGGCTCAATCAATCTGGCTTTTTTCACAAATGAACAAAGCGTGCCTATGATGCAAGAAGAGAAAAAGAGTTCATACCTGATGATCGATGCAGTAAACAGACCGAATGACATAACAAAATCCTCAGTCTTCAAGAGCATCGGTGACAGAGTGTCAGAGGAAATAAATCAAAAAAGGGATGACTATAAAAAGAAACTGATTGAGAATGAGAAGCTGAGGAGGAGGGAGGGTAAGGGTGTGAAGATTGAGACTGAGACAAGAAGCTCAAGCTCTAGTGATGGAGAAACATTGCTAGAGGAAGCAAGGAAATCTGTTTCTCTAAACATAAGCAAATTCTTGGCTGATCAGAGAAGAGCTCCTCCACCACCGCAGTTGGAGAAAAGAACATTCCAATGGCCGTGTGGAGTGAAGATGTTAACAATGATGGATACTGGGTCCTCCAGTCATTATTTCTTCTCTAAGAACATTACTCCTACATCTGTAGAAATGAATTTTGGAGGAGTAGCCCAACTAGAAGTTGAGCGGGCCAAACTTTCATTTGAAACATTTGGAAACAAATTCCTTTTGAAAGATGTTTTCATGTTCTCTGATCAAAGTCTGGGAGACAACATATTGTCATACACTTTGCTGAAAGAAGAGGGTCATATTGACGGAATGAGGACAGCTGGGGATGATGTGTTGTTGGAGAAGGATGGTGAAGTGGTGATGATATTGGATAGTAGAGATGAGGGTAGGATGTGGATAAAGGATGATGTTTGGGCTGAGGTGACTGAGCATGGCTCGAAAAGTGCAAGAGAGTATTGCATGAAGGTTGAAAAGAATGAAATTAAAGTGGAATAGTTGTGTGTGATTAAGATAGCTCTTATATATGATATCTAGAGTGCGATAATCATGTTTCGCTTTAAATAAACAATTCTTTTGACAATCCGAAAGTCTGTCATACTTTGAGGTCAAAGCATTGTGCCCCTCTAAGCTTATCAGGCGTGGAAATGTCACCAGGATGACACC